TCAGGGTTCTCCGCCGACCATAGCCGCCCCTCGACGCCCCAGTAGCGCGTGCCTTTCTTCAGATCGCGCTCGACTAGCTCGGTTAGCCACTTGGCCGGCATCAGTCTGGTCGCGCTGACCTCGAACCAGTGGCTGTTGATCGACATCGCCAGCCACTTTGTCAACTCGGCCCAAGTGATACTACGTAGCTGGCTCTCCGAGTTGGCCGAGATGATGGTCGTCGAGCCAATCCGCGTGGACAGCATCCAGTCCGTGATCCAACTGACTAGCGCTGACTTGCCAATACCACGGCCCGAACTGACTGCTAGGCGCAGCACGTCAAAATCTAGACGGCCGCCGTTCTGCTTGATGTGCTCGGCCATAGTCGCGAGCACTTCGCGCTGCCACTTGCGCGGGCCAGTGAAGTGCTCCAGCGGCGTGCCCTTGACGCCCCACGGGTACGCGAACATCACGAACGCGAGCGGGTTGTCCTTGATGGCCGGCGACCATAGCCGGGCCATTAGCTCCTGCTCGTCCTGCGCGCTGTAGCGTGTGGTCTGCATTACAGATCAAACAGCGGGCTGACGAGCCAGATGATCACTAGAAATAAGTCGTTCATCGTCAATGACCTCCACGACGTCCAGTACGCGGCGCTGCGCCTCCTGTAGCGCCGCCGTGATGCTGATCTGCTGGTTGACGTCCACACTGATGGCTTGCTTAGCCACCCAGCCGTGGACGTTCTGCAAGATCGCCAGCGCCGCCTTGGCGTCGCCCTGCTGCGCTGCTTGGTGCAGCAACTCGCTCATCTCCATCTCGCCCTCGGCGCGGCCCTTGAGTTCGGCGTACTCCGCGATCTCGTCAAACTGCTTGAGTAGCTGGTACTCCTTGGGCAACATGCCGGCGGCCAACGCGAGAGCGTCGCCCTTGAGGCCGCGCTTGGCAGCCTTGTATATGCGATGGAGCCGATCCTCAGTCGCACGCAACTGACGCGGCTCATACGGCAAAGTCTCGAACATGCGCGGAATATACCAAAAATTTTTGAAAAAAGAAAAATTGTTTGGTGCTGTGGATTTCTAGCAAAAAATAAAAAGGTTTGTAGCCCCTCCGCTGCTGTGACCTTCACCCCGTCGGCCCTCCCCCCCCTCCCCCCCTGGTCAGCGGGCACTCACTCACAAGCCTGGCCGGCTGTGGGCCATGTGGACAATGTGGACAACGGTTTTGCAGTCGCTAGGCTTGCGTGCCTGCGCACTTGGTGGCGTGGACAATGTGGACAATGGCCGGGCGGGTGCATGGCGTCCGTACCCGCTGGCGTGGGTCAAGGGCGTGGGTTTGTGGACAATGTGGACATGTGGACAATCGATTTTAAGTCGGTCGACCCCCTTTGGGGGCGTGCGGGCTGCCGGCGCGGCCCATTGTCACTACTGTATATCCATACAGTATATTTATCTCCCCATAAACCTATAAACTGATAGTCCACATTGTCCACAAAGCCCATTTCCCCAATGGCGCGACGTGGACAACGCACGCCCGTTTTCGTTGACCACGCATTGACCACGACTGTCCACAATCCCGACTGTTTTACTAGGTTGTTGCATTGTGCAAGAGAATCCTTTACACTAGCCCCGTCGCACAATCGCGATGCAATAGAGTAAAGGCAAACCATGAAAGCACTAGGTTACATCGCATACGAAGGCCCGTCCCTGATTGACGGCGCGCCTATTGTCGTTATCGTTAATAAGCTCGACGGATCCGACAATGCCAAAACCGGCGCCATTGTTCAATCGTTCATCATCCGCGCCGATGTGGCGCCCGTCGAAGCTCTCAAAACCGGCGCCGATGAGTCGATTTGCGGAGACTGCCCGCACCGGCCGCTACTGGCCAAAATCAATGGCCAAGCACCATGCTACGTTAACGTCGGCCGCTCGGTCCGATCGGTTTATGAAGCATACCGGCGCGGCCGGTACACCAAAGCGGACCCGGCCACAATCGCGCGCGCCCTGGCCGGTAAAATTGTTCGGCTTGGCACCTATGGGGATCCAGCGGCCGCGCCGGTCCGGATGTGGACGTCAATCACCCGCTATGCAATTGGGCGCCGGGGTTATACGCACCAATGGGACCGGCCAGAATTCGATGCGGCCGCATGGGCGCCCCTTGTGATGGCAAGCGCCGACACAATCGACGAAGCGGCCAAGGCTAACATGCTCGGGATGCGCGTTTTCCGCGTATCGATCGGCGTCGACGTTCAAGCGGGCGAAGCATCATGCCCGGCAAGCGCCGAAGCGGGCCGGCGCGCCACATGCGCTAAATGCACCCTATGCTCTGGCACCAGCATACAAGCGCGCGACATTGTGATTGCGGACCACGCGGCCGGCCATAAGCGCCGGGTGATTGCGATTGCGGCCGCGTAAGATCAACGGCTCATGCGGCCATGCGGCCGCATTGGCCGGGTGATTTTGCCCGGGCAACAGTAAAGGCCAGACATGCAAGTAAATCAAACCCTTACCCTGCACCTATTCGGGCGCCCCGAGCGGGTTCGCATTCTCGCCATTCGGCGCGCCGGTACAGTCGACGTCGAGCGCCTATCGGACGGCCGATGCTTTCGGGTGAGCGGACTATGAGCGCGCACCGTGAGCACTACAAACCGGCGCCAATGCAGCGCCCCGAGCCGGTCCGGGACGTGTTGACGGCACTGGCCATTGGGATAGTGCTGGCCATGCTGGCGCTGGCCTATTTTGACGTCCTAGTGCCATGAAAACCAAAGCCCAACGCCAAGCCGACTGGCTCGCCCAGTTTACGGACATGCTGCTAACCCGCGTCCCGCGATTGGCCGGCCGCATCGATTGGGATGCGGCCCGGTACTACTACCTACACGGCACGCCCGTCGCGGATGCCGTCGATCAATACATCATCGCAAGGAACATTGAAACATGAGCGCATCTGAAATGCATCTGAAATGGTGGTTCGCTGCATCTGAAAACGGCCATGTGGCCGGCGCCGGAGACGTCGAACTCACCAAAACGATTAGCCGGCGCGACGCGCAGCTAATCGCGGCCGCGCCGGATTTGCTGGCCGCGCTCGAATCCGCAATTCAGTGGGCCGCGCCCATGAGAGACGCACCACGCGACGCCCGGCCGGACTGGTTTAACCAAGCCCGCGCAGCCATCACCAAAGCCACTGGAGACTAACCCCATGATTACCATCACCCACGGAAAAGCCACGTTTACCGTCAAGCCCGAAAACGCCGAGCCAACGCGCGAGCTTCTGGCCCTGATCGATAAGAGCAAAGGCCGCAAAGGGCGCAAGCTCAAGCGGGAGACGGCCGTGCGGCGCCAGTATCCGATTTTCACGCCGGGCATGAGCACAGCCGAATACGTGCGCCGATACGCGGCTTTAAACACCCCTATGGTCCCGGTCACATACGAGCACGCGGACCGGCCAGCGGCCATGCTGGACCCGTCTGTCCCGGAGGTTGTATGCGAACAATAGGCTATTTGCACCACTTCGGCGAGATTGAACTGGATTGTACGCTAGAGTATGACCCCGGCCAGACGGCCGACGAGATAAACCCGCCATTCCCGCCCGCGGCGTACTTGATCAGCGCCAAGGCGGGCGGCGTCGATATCCTGCCTTTGCTCGGAAACGATTTAATCGGCCAGATCGAAGAGGGCGCGATATGGTCGCAGGACTGATTGCTGCTACACTGGTGGCGCTGCTAGTGGTCTTCCTCGATCTCTAACGCAGTTGCCCTTCAGGCCCGGCCTTACCCGCCGGGCCTTTTTTATTTCACCCGCACCATCAGGGCCGGCGCGGTTTCCTCGACCATGTCGCGCAGTTCGGACTTGCTGTGCTGCACCATGTCAGGCGCGCAGAACACATGTTTTTTAGCGTCATAGGCGCGCGACTTCAAACGCCCGCAATCGATCCAGCCGGCTTCTTTAAGGGCGTGCAGCAGCGCGGCCTGGGGCACTTTGACCCCAGAGGGTGCACTGCCCGCTACGCGGTCGCACAGGGCGTGAAAAGGCGAGCCGACGACACCCTTGGCGAACTCGCCCCGACGCGCGCGCATCATCTCGACCAAGTAGCTTTCGGCCATGCTCATGCCATGCTCGACCAGGTTCGCTTTAAATTCAGTCCAAGCAGGGGCTGCGGACGGATTGAACGCCGAGACGTCACGGGCGTGCAGCCAGGCGGCGATCGCCTCATACCCACCGGCCT